CAGCCTTGGAAAAGGACCACGACACGCCAGGTCCACCGATAGATAACGCCGCCGTCAAGCCGACGTTGGTGGAACTCATGCCGGTGGTGCCACGCACGGTGCAGGTCACCGTGCCGTAGTCAACGTCACCGGCAGAGAACGCCTTGGCACGCGAAGCTTGGCCGCGTGATGTGACCTCGAGCGTGTCGGCCGCGATGCCGTCCACGCTCACGCTCACGACCTCGCCAAGCGTCACGCTTCCCCAGGTGACTGTAACGCCCTGCGATACGCTTGCCACGACGGCCTCCCGTCGTTCAGCGAACCTTGAACGTCAGCGACTGCTTGACGAGCTCGCCGACCGCGTAGGCGACGCTGGAAGACGACACGATGGCCGTGTAGGTAACTGACGCAAACACAAGATTGCCAGAAGTGCCAACGGCCACAGTCGTCGTGCCGAGCGCTTCGCAGCTGATTTCGTCGTCTTTCAGGGCCGGGGCCTGATATCGCCGGCTGGCACCGCTGGCGAGCCCCAGGTGCGATTCGTCGAGCAGGTCGCCACCAGGCGTGACGGTCACGCTGGTGACGGTGTAGGTGCTGCCGGCGAAGACGAAATTATTGCCCTGCGAATCAGCTGCCATGGTGGCGTCTCTCCTGTGTCGTGGGCCGTTGCCCGCCTTTAGCCTAGGCGGACGGGGGCGAATCCTTGCAGTTAACGGACGGCTGCGGCCGCTTTTTCTGCCAGCATCCTCATTTCGCGGGCCATGATTTGAGCCATTGCGCCTTGTGATGTTTCAAACGCCCTCCGCAACGGACGCAACGCGGCCGTACTTCCACGCAATCGCCGTTTTGCCCCGTACTCGATGTAGTACGCATGCGGTGCGGCACCGGAACGGAAACCCACAAGGGCAGTGGCCGTTGTTCCGTAAATCTTGGATTTCGTGCCTGGCGAGCTTCTTAGCCTGCCACTTCTGCGGGGAATGCCGGCGACATTGCTACGGAGGGCCGACAGCCCGGGCATGATGGCTCGGTCGCACGCTGCCAGCATTTCTGGAACCGAAACAACCAGCGCAGATTGAAGGCCACGGCCTTCAAGCCATTTTGAGTCTTGATAGGCCGTGTTCAGCCGCATCTCAAATCCTGCCGCAGTAGTAGGGCAGCATCTGGTCATCGGCCGGCATATCGACGCTGACGGCCTCGGTGACGAGCGTGCTGCGTTGAATCGTCACGCCCGCCGTGGTGCCGGTCCACCCGTCCACCGCCAGGCGAACGGCACGGGCTATCGACTTCACCGAGGTGTACGACGTGCCATACGTGGTCAGCTGCAGCGTGACCACGGGGTTGCCGACGTTGCCTGTCAGCGACTGCGGACGCTCCACGCCGGTGCGTTGGTAGACGACCAGCGGCAGCGGAGTCCCGGCCGGGGCCAGCAGCGGATACACGCGGGTGCCGATGGCCGAGCTCACGGCCGTCTGGCTGGTCAGCCTGGCGTACAGGAACGCCTCGGGTGCTTCTGGAAGACTCATGACGCGGCCTTCTCCGTGCAGATGAGCTCGAGGTACCAGCCTCGCTCGTACTCGTTGATAGCCCCGATCTCTAGTATGCGGCTCGTCTCGTAGACGACTCGCATGGCGACCTTGACGCCCGGCAGCTGCCGGATGGTGACCTTGTGCCCGGCAAATCCGACGATCTGCCCGTACCGCTCAGCCTCGCGGCCCGACAACGCCGACACGTCCGCCCACACCGTTGCGAACGTGGACCACGCCAACACCGGCTCGCCCACGGCGTTGCGTGTTTCCGTTGCCTGCTCGATGACGATGCGGTCGGTCAGGTCGCCGGCGTTAATCATCGGTAGCTGCCCCATCGGATGGTGTCGAGCAGGGCCTTGGTGCCCATCGGCACCTCGGTCAACGCCACCTCGGCGGCCGTCTCGCGGTTCCGCCAAAGGTGTGCCACCAGCATCAGAACGGCGGCCTTGACCGGGGCTGGCACGCTCGTGCCGTCAGCCGAGTACCCGGCCCACCATGTCACGGTGGTGCTGTTCTGGTCCATGAGGTGCGAGGGCCACGTCGTGCCGTATAGCGGCCGGCAGACGCCCGGGGTGGATTGGCGGTCCACCCTGTACTCCGTGGTCGCCAACGTGGCCGTAGAGGCCCCTGCCGATGGCGTGTAGGTGATGGCAACCGCCGTGGCGGTGCCAGCCTGCACCATTGGCGGCCTCGGCAGCTCAATGTCGAGGTTCGGAACCGTGCCCTGCCGGCCCTCGATGTTGTTGCCATCGGCCAACAAGCCGAATTGCACCGGGCTACCCACGGCCCCGTAGAACGAATCAAGCCGCATCTGCCACTGGGTATGACAAAACGTGCGGTCGGTGTCATCCTCTGCCCAGCGGGTCGCGGCCGTACCGAGGTTGCTGATCAGCGCATCTTCGGCCGAAGAGTCGATACGCAGATGGGCCTTGGCCTCCGCGAGCGTGACCGGATTGCTGGCGGGCTCGGTCGCCCGCACTAGGCTGCGGTACCTCATCGCTGTTTCCTCCCCCTACGCCGCGGCTCGTCGGCCGTCTCGGCTCGCCTCTCAACCATGGCCACCTCGAGCAGCTGCGGCTCGTCACGCACGAGCTCGCATGCCCCGGCGATGACCAGGCTTTTTGCCGGGCCTCGCGGGTACGAGATGATGTCACCCTTGCGGTACGACAGGTGCGGCCGCAGGAACCGCAGTCGAACGTAGTCAGCCGGCATTGCTCGCCTCTCCGTGCTCGATGGAACCCCAGGCTTCAGCGGGCCGGCGACCACCGGCCGCCCAGTAACTGGTGGGCGTCTGGTAGACGGGCTTGAGATCCCGCCCCGGCCAAGTGAACTTGAGCTCAGCGTGGCCAATGGCAATCTGCGGGGCGATGCCCAGCGTGTTGCCGGCCTTCTTGAATTGCCGCCAGAAGTGAATGTCGGGGTCGATGCGGTTCGGCTCGCCAGGCGGCGCGTCGCCCCAGTGCCCGTCGGGGCGTGGCGTGCCCAGGAACCACGGGGCCGGCGTCCGCTTCAGGGCCTCGCTGCGAATGAGCGTGCACCCGAAATGCGCCGTGTCCACAGGCTGGATGATCGACTCAAACCACGTATTGGGCAGCTTCACCAGGCCGATGCTGCCGTCGTGCCCCTCGGGCGTGAACATCGGCATGCCCTCGTCGCGCTTGGTCTGAAGCGGTGCCACAGCGTCGTAGCCAGACACCATGGCCGCCGTCATCAGCCGCTGCACCGTGTCGGCCTCAAACACGCTGTCGTAGTCGATAACCAGAATCCAGTCGGTACGTTCGACCATGTCGATGAGAACCCTGTCCAAACAGGCTTCCCAAAACGCACCGGTGAATTTCGTGGGCCGGATGCCAAGCGGCAGCAGGGCTTGGGCGGTGCAGAAGAAGTTGTCGGAAAACGTCAGCCGCGGCACGCTAAACGCCGCCTCGACTCGCAACTCGTGCTCTACGTTGCCGACACGAACTTTCACGGGTGGCTCCTATAAAACGACAAACGGGCGGCCCGGGCGTACCGAGCCGCCCGCATGTGGGCGTTTTCGCAGTCGTGTCAAGCGTCAGACGCTGGCCACGTTGTTGACGCCGGCCTCGGAGGCGGTGACAGCGTGCTGCTCGCCCTTGCTCAAACGGGCATTGGTCACGATCGCCACGGTGTTGCCGGGGCTCGTCACCACCGTCAGGTAGCGCTTGCGGCCCCGCAGGTCAATGTTGAACCGAGCCACGGCACCGACGTTAGCGCCAGTCGTGGAACCAGCACCGGCAGTAATCGACAGGCCGGAAACGTCCGCCTGGCCCGAGCCGCTGGTGTCCGAATCTTGAACCTTGAGCACGCTGGCATACGCCGAGGTGGCCGCCGTGAACGGCGAGTACACCACGTCGATGGTTGCGTACTTGAAGCCCGCGCAGTCGATCTCATGCGAGTGCGTGGCCGAGGCTGCAACGCTCGCCGCCGCCTTCGTGACGCTCTTGTTGCCAGATGCGTGATTCATTGTTCAGGATCTCCGGGGAATGGTTGTCAGGGTCAGGCGAGCTTGAGGGCGACGACCGGGCCGGCCTCGCTGTTGGTGCCGAGCGAGTGGTGATTAATATCAACGCGGTAGGTGACCCTCCACGCGGTCTGATCGACCTCGAAGTACCGATCGGTGCTGGACGCGATCTGCATGTCGCCCTTGTTCGCCATGATGGACGAGAGCGACACGTCGCCGACGTAGGCCGCGATCTGGCCGGTGGTCGGAGCAGCCGACATCTTGAGCACCCACACGACCGGCAGGCCGAGGAACGTGTTGGGCGTGCCCTGGGCGAGGTTCGCCGCGGTGTTGCCGCCGGCCAAGGCACCGATGGT